CACTATCGTTCCGATGTTGGCATGGTCTGTATTCGCATCCACTTGAAGTGTGAATGTGTTTGTCTTTGTGCCGATATTCGTATTACCGCTAAAGGTCACACAGGTGATGGTACACGTTGCGGTTTTGCTCGTTGCACTGAACTGGGCAATGACGGAATATGGAATCGTCACTGCCACTGATGCACCGACTGCTTTTGCAGAAGATGACCATGTCCATGAGCCACAAGCCAAAGACACCGTGTGCGTGAATGCCGATGCTTTCCGATTCGTGTTGATTGTTACCGTTACACCGCTAGAGCCGACTGTTGCCGGATTCGGTGAAGCCGTAGGCACGGATGCTCTCGGTATGGTAGGAAGAGCCACAGACGAACTGTCGAACGTAGTTGCTCCGACTCCCAAGCCTTTAAACTCATAGCCACCGCTTGCACTGAATGAACCAGTTCCGTCAGCGTTGTGGTTGACTGTGATTTGGGAAGTCATCATCGTGCCGGATGCACCAGTATCCCATGAACGATACGCATATCCTAACCAACCGTAACCTGTCAGATAGAAGTCAGTATCATAGGACGATAACCAATACTGGAAGTAGTAATTCAGTCTTAAATCAACATACGATTTGTTATTTGCAACATCTTGCCTGTTCAGCTTGGCATCAACATAGAACTCAACCGTAGTGCCACTGATATTGACTGAACGTGATGCAATATTTGTCCATGATGTACCCAGTGTCATACGTTATTTCTCCCAAAAAATGCCAAACTGAAAAGTATTGTGAATAGAATTGTGAAACCCTTGGAAACGTGAATTGATGTTGCTGTCATCCGCTATTCTGAAATACTGATGACTGGTTAAGTTAACCGCATCTACGGTGTCCTGTTCTGCCGACAGCGTGACATTTCCGTTTCGATCCATGACTCTCATACCTAACTCGGTAAAGAGCGACTGGTAGTCACTAACGATAGTTCCAGTAGTTGGGTCTTTTCTCGCTATGTGCATTCCGCTTCCGTCATAGGTGATGTTTTCAATAGAACCAGTGACGGCATCATAAGCACTCACTTCCAGTGCGGAAGTGAGAACCGAAGCTGCTCGGAGCAGATTGCCGTCCAATTCTCCGAAGCGAATGGTTGAAGCATTCAGTTCGCCTGTGATTAAAAAGGCATTAGTGTAGTCCCCACTGTATCCAGTGTTTGAGAATCCAATGCCGTTCATATTCATTCTGATTACATTGACTGCCGACTCTATTGATGGGGAGTCCATAATCAGAATCTCATTAGGCTCTCCGGCTGCGTTAGTGTTGATGACCACATAGCCACCTAAACCACCGCTGATTAACTGTGTTGCCTGTTGAATCGCATCTTCCATCCTTGATACAGATTCGCTAACAACCGTTGTCATTTGCTTTTCAATCGGTGATGTGATGGTGCTTGCAAGTGATGCTTTTTTCGCTCCTAATTCCATCTGCAAATACCGCTCCGAAATGGAATCAAAGGTATAAGAAATGACTTTCAGAGATACATTGAAATCCAAGTACAAGACATGAACCGTATCACCCAAAGACACACGCTCTAAAGGAGCAATGTACTTGTATTCCTCGGTCTGCCACAGTTGGATAAAATTGATTTTCAAATTATCTCTGAACGGTGTACCCAGTTCGTTGTTTGAAATGTATGTCTGTGCAGTGTTGTTTAAGTCAGAAACTGTCGGTGCTTCTTCGTAGTCCTGTGATGCATCCAAAGTGAAGATTTTTTCTGTTGGATATGAATCATGATTCTCAATGAACTGAATCTCGCCAACGATGATTTCATCTTCCTTCTGCCAGTATGCAAGGCATCCTGTGTAGAAACTTTCTGAACTGCGTTCGTTCTCAAAGTCCGTCAGATTTTTGCCATAGCGAATCGTTACACCGTTATCTGAACCACGATGCAGATGAAGTTTTACTGTAAACTTATCCCATTCAAATTCGCCTAAAAAGGTATCTAAAATGCTTCCTTGAACACCGCCTAATCTCTGACGGAACGAAGCCGGAATTAACTGTGTGTACTGTGATGTGGTGTTGCTGATATCCGTCCATACGCTGAAAGGACACGGAAGCATGGAATTTGTGACCAGTCCATTCAGTGCCGGAACTACACCAGTTGCCGTGAATGGTCTGACAGGGAAGCCGTTGAGGTCATAGGAAATATGCTGTGCATTCACTACGATCCGCTTTAACTGCTTTGTAACTTTGTAAATACGGAACGGCTGTGGATTTGATATCTGATTCGGCTTTGCAACGATGATTCTCCGCTCTGTTAAATACTCGGCATACTGCCCTGTGATTGGGTAAGTCAGAGCCAGTTCATACAGTCCGTTCAGTTCCTCGTCTACTTCACAAGAAATGGCATCAGCCAATCTGCCAATGCCATTACTTGTAAAAGTATTCTCTGTCTGCTCGTATAGAATCGGAATCATATCTCAAACCACCTCGGTGTTACTTGCACCTGTGTGAAGCCACTGTATGAGAAATAGTTCATTCCGCTTCTCAAAGTCACATAATCCGTTGTACTGAAGGAAACATAACTATTTGCGTTGTTTGAACCGTAATAGCAGTCCATCAATTCGCAATCAATATCAATGTAGGTGTAAGGACTGTTAGCCACTGTGATGTAAATGTCATTCACGTTTAATGTGCCGTTGCCATATACTCTTATGATTGGCTTGCTATCAAATAATGTCGGATTTTCCAACTCGGCAGGACTCACAATTGTTACAGTCAGACTGTTCATATCAGTGCTGATGATGTTTGTTCCTGTCAGCAGACTTACTTGCTGTGGTGTTAACTGTACCGTGGTTTTTGTTGCTAGTTCATAAACCAACTGCATAGGATTGCTTGCTAGCCATGTTTTAAATTTTTCAACGGTATCAGTTTCTGCGTTCGGATACCTAACGTATATCCTGCTCAATGAAGTGTGGTCGCTATAAACTCCATACTTACCCACGCCTCCTGATGTCCATGCGTTTGCAATGTTCTTAAATTCGTTTGAGATGCTTGTAAAAACACCTACTTTTTTATCTGCAATAATAAGAACAAAGGTTGCATCGTAATTCGAAGGATTATATAACGTCCAATCTTCAGAGCCATTATACTCGGCATATTTATGAGTAACTTCCATCACCCCTGTACTCACATCCAGTGTACCGCCATACACTGTGCCGTTTAGGTCTACTGTGACTGTTTGTCCCTGATAGGGTTCGTAGGCCGTGGCTATAGTTCCATATTCCACTTGGAAACCATCGGCGCTGATATTGTTGTTAATAGACAAGCGAATATAGCCGTTTTCTGTTGGTGTAAATGTTTGGTTATTACTATTATTCAAAAACAATTTCGGATTTTTTTTCGTATCATAAAACCATCTTCTTGTTGTGTTTGTTACTGGGATGAAGACTGTTTTGTTTTTCACTACAGGAATAAAGTCCGAAATGTAATAGTTAGGTGACAGAACAGGCTCACCTGTGTTTACATCCAAATAATAGCCGTTTGTGATACTTGCTTTATCAAACAGATTCTTCCCTGTCCTCGTCACCGTTGCCTGTGTCCACCCTGTGATTGGTCTGACATTTGTCGGTGAAGGGTCTCCGCTTCCGCTCTGCACTGGTTCTATATCCACATTCAGTCCTGTTAAAGCAGTCAGTCCGCTAGGGTTAGAGATAGAAACAGGATTGCCGGATATCTCGGATGACGAAGAGGATACTGTAGTCCAATTCTCGCCTGTTTTTAGGAAGCGTTGGGGCATGACCTGAAAAACCAAATCAAATCTGCCGTGTGTGTTCAGCTTGTATCCGGTTGGATCAGTCTGATTCATAAAAAGAGCCAAACGATAATAGTTCGGCTCTTGTGTTGTTTCCAGTCTACAGTAACCTTTTGACGAGTTCAGAAATGCCATCAGGTTTCTGTAATTATCAATAAAGTTTGTTCTGATTGCACAGGGGAAGGTGATTTCAATATTACGGAATCTGTCATTTGAAATGGACAGTGCTCCATTCCTTCCGACCACTTCCACCAGTTCAACATCACGCTCCGGTGAGCCGAATGAAACAGAGCCGTCAAACCAAACACCGAAATCAGATAATGCTTTTCCGTTAAATGTCAGTTCCTGTCTCATTTCCACACCTCGTCATTTCTAGTGATGATATTCGCCAGTCTGTCACCAAGCTGACGAGCGAACCGATCAGAGTCATCGATATTGCCGTTCACATTGACTGTGACATTGACCGGAGCCGTTACGCTCCTAGATCCCATGGCTTTCTGAATCATTCCGTAAAGGGAAGATGCACCGACAACTACTTCTGCCCCCGCTTCTCCTGCACCCAGTAAGCGACCGTTATTCATGCCGAATATGGTCGGTGAATCAAGAATCATACCGTTGTTCATGGCTTTTGCATACCACTCTACACCGATATGCGGAATGCTCGGTGGATTCAGGGAGAACTTACCACTGATGGAGAAATGTGGCAGTGCGATGTGTGGCAATGACCATGAGAAATTGAAGAATCCTTTGATTGCTTCTATAGCACCTCTGACGGTTTCCTTTGCTGAATTGATAGCGTTTGAAATGCCGTCACGGATTGCATTGAACTTATCGACAGCGGCTTGCCATGCTCCACTCGCTGCGTTTGATACGGTGTTCTTGATGTTGTTCCATACTTCGGAAATCTTGTTCATCAGTTCAGCACCCTTCGCCTTGATGGTATCCCAGTTCTGATAGAGCACTGTGCCGATGGCAATGACCACACCGACAGCCGCAGCAATTCCCATGAATGTCGCAGCCATAGGAGCAGTGACCGCAGCCAGTGCACCGCCAATCGTGACGATGCCGGAGATAAGTCCTGCAATCGGACTGATAGCAGCCACCAAGCCGATAATCGTCAGAATGAGCATCTGCGTATTCCCATCCAGTGAAGAGAACCAAATCAGAACCTCACTGACCTTCTGCACCAGTGTTTCGAGCATCGGCAGTAAAGATTCGGCTAGTGCTGCTCCTGCTTCAAAGAAGGACTGTGTGGCTGTGGCTTTCAACTGGTCAAGAGCATCGTTAAACTGTCCAGCCGCATTGACTCCATCTTCCGACAGGATAAGACCCATGTCTTCAGCTTGTTGTCCGTACTCGGCTAAAGCCTGACCACCATCGTCGACAATACCGCTCAATTCCATAGCGGACTTGCCGAATAACTCCATAGCCAACTGGTCACGGAGCGTTCCGTTCTCGACTTTACTCAAGGCTGCTAGGGATTCATACCATACATCCGTTGCATCACGCATATTGCCGTCTGCATCGGTGATGGAAACTCCCAGTGTTTCAAAGGCTTTGTTACCGGAAGCCATCTGTTTGACCATCTTGGTCAACGAGCCAGTCATCTGATCCATGCTGACATCGACAAGGTCGGATGCAT